GGCACCGGCCCCTGTGTATCGGTGTGAGATCATGCAACTCGGTGTAAGATGCGAACATGCCCAAGCACCCTGAGCAGGCCGCGGAGCCGCCCGAGCACGAGGAGCGCGCCGCCAAGATCGCCCGCACGCAGCGCGAGCGGTGGGTCGAGGTCAACAAGGCCCGAAGAGCCCGCGAGCTGCTCCGGATGGTCGCACCGCAGGTCCGGAGGGCCGCGGAGCAGGGCGACACGCTGGCCCGCTACGTGGCCGACCGTCTGGACGAGGTTCTCTGATGGCGGGCCCACCGCCGAAGGACCCGGCAGCGCGGCGCAACCGCCGGACGACCGCGGGCTACCGCCAGCTCCCGGCCGCAGGTAGGCCGGGCGACCCGCCGCCGTGGCCGCTCGGCCCGCAGCTCGTCGACGAGGCGGAGCTGTGGCTGGTGCTGTGGGCGACGCCACAGGCCACGGAGTGGGAGCGGCTGGGGTTCACTCGTGTCGTCGCGCGCTACGTCCGGGTCGTCGTGGAGGCGGACCAGCCCGGAGCCAACCCCCAGAAGCTTGCGGAGGCCCGCCAGCTCGAGGACAGGCTCGGCCTCACGCCCATGGCCATGATGAAGCTGCGCTGGGAGACGGACGAGCCCGTGGAGGAGGAGCCGGAACCCGAGGCCGAGGCGCCGGCGGAGCCGAGGGCCTACGTCCCGCGGAAGGAGGCGCAGTGATCGACATCTTGACCTACACCCTGGCTGGATTGATATCGTGTTCGGAATGTCGTAGTCGTTCTCTCGTGGCTGAACCGATGACCGACGCGTGCACGCTCTGCGGGGCGCCGCTCGAGATCGAGCGCGAGTACACGATGGCCGCGGCGGGCTTCGGCCCGGCTGGCACGGAGTCAGTGGTCTCGTTCGCGCGCGTTCGCTGCGCGGCCGGGCACCTGTACGACGCGGAGACCGGCTCCGTGGACGTGGAGCCGTAGATGCCGTGGCGCGGAGCGTCGGAGGAGGGCGAGCGACCCACGCTCGGGTGGCTCGTGCTCGACTACCTGCAGGCCAGCGCCGTGATCCCGGACGGCGAGTTCGCTGGCCAGCCCTTCCTCTTGAGCGATGAGCAGCGGGACTTCGTCCTGGGCCTCTACGAGCTGCGCGACGACGCGGAGGTGGACCTCACGAAGCCGAGCCACGCCTTCGCGCACGACCGCGGCGGCCAGCTCGTCGCGCCGCAGAAGTGGGGCAAGGGGCCGCTGAGCGCGGCGCTCGTGATCGCGGAGGCCGGTGGCCCCGTGTTGTTCGACGGCTGGGACGCGCGCGGCGAGCCCGTCGGCAGGCCGTGGGCGACGCCGTGGGTGCAGGTGACCGCGGTGTCCGAGGACCAGACCGCCAACGTCTGGAGGAGCCTGGTTCCGATGATCGTGCTGGGCAGCCTGAAGCTCGACATCCCCGACACGGGTGAGACGCGCATCAACCTCCCCGGCGGCGGGCGCATCGAGCCTGTGACCGCGAGCTCGAGGTCTAGGCTCGGGCAGCGCATCACCTTCGCGGTGGAGGACGAGGCCCACGACTGGACCAAGCGCAACGGCGGCAGGAAGCTCGCCGACACGCAGCGGAGGAACCTGGCGGGCATGGGCGGCCGCTTCCTCGAGACCGGCAACGCGTGGGACCCGAACGAGTCGAGCGTCGCGCAGCAGACCTTCGACAAGGAGACGGGTGTCTACAAGATGATGCTCCACGGCGGCGCGGGTTCGATCAGGTCGAAGCGCGAGCGCGCGCGTGTCCTTAGGCACCTCTACGGCGGGTCGTGGTGGGTCGACCCCGAGCGCATCTCCTCCGAGATCGACAACCTCCTCGAGCGAGGCGAGACCGCGCAGGCGGAGAGGTTCTTCCTGAACCGCATCGTCCCGGGCGAGGACAGGGCGTTCGACGTCAAGCAGTGGGACAGGCAGGCCAGGCCGGGAACGTCGATCCCGGACGCGGAGCGCGTCGTCATCGGCGTGGACGGCGCGCGGTTCGTTGACGCGCTGGCCGTCGTCGCGACCGACGTGAAGACGGGGTTCCAGTGGCCGCTCGGTATCTGGGAGCGGCCCGGGTGGGCGGGTGACGACTACGAGCACCCGATGGACGAGGTCGACGGCGCGGTGTCCGACGCGTTCGAGCGGTACGACGTCTGGCGCGTGTACATCGACCCGGGCAGCCAGTACGCGAACATCGCACCGGTCATGGAGCGGTGGCAGGGCCGGTGGGGCGAGAAGAAGATCCAGGCCTGGATGATGAACCGGCCGAAGCCCACGGCCTACATGGTCCGCGGCTACGTGTCCGCCATCATGACGGGAGACCTTACCCACGACGGCGACGAGCGGATGAGGGCGCACGTCCAGAACGCGAGGCGCAAGATGACCAACGTCTACGACGAGGACGGGCACCAGATGTTCGTCCTGTCGAAGGAGGCGCCGAACTCACCGGCCAAGATCGACGCAGTGGCGGCCGGCGCCCTGAGCTGGCAGGCCAGGGGCGACGCGATCGCTGCCGGGACCGTCTCGCCCGGGACCTACGACGACCCGGCGAACAAGTGCGGCGCCTGCGGCCACCTGCGCCGCCACCACGCCCCCGGCTGCCGGGCCAGGCCGCCCGGCCACTGCCAGGCCTTCCAGGAGCCGCAGCTGTGAGGCCCGTTCTGGGCTCTGCGGCGCTCCCTGGCCGCCGCACGTGCTCCCGGCGCCTGGTTGCCTGCAGGAACGATCTGGAGGCCCGTGTGGCCTGCGGTCCCGTGGTAGGATTAGGCGACGCGGCGCGCGCCGGCTTCGGCGTGGATTCCGCACAGAGGAGCTAGCCCGTTGCGCAACCCGTTCGCTCGACTCTTCAGCAGGGGACGAAGCAGGCAGCAGTCAGTGCAGGCGGAGCCGCGGCGGGGTAGGCGCGGGCGCAAGGCGCGCCTGTCGCCCGATGGACTGCCCATCACGGAGTTCCCGGCACCGGTGACCCAGATGCTCCGGCTCTACGGCATCGGCGGGTCCTTCGCCCAGATCTACGCATCCCAGCCCAACGTCCGCACGGTGGTGGACACCATCGCTCGAGAGGCCGCGGAGCTCACGCTGAAGATGTACGAGAAGGTCCCCCGCTCCGGCATCCTGCCAGACGGTCGCGTCGACATCGGCGACCACCCCATGATGCAGCTCCTGGAGGAGCCCACGCCGGGCGAGTCCACCTACGACTTCTACTACGCGCTCTTCGCCGACATCTCCATCTACGACCTGGCCATCTGGCAGAAGGTCAGGCTCGCCGAGGGCGCGCCGCCTCGCGCGCTGCTCAGGATACCGCCAGTCAACCTCATCCCCGTTCGGCACCCCGTGACCGGCGCCGTCGACTACTGGCGCGGGTTCGACGGCCGGATCGTCCTGCCCTCCGACCTCGTCGTGTTCTGGGGGTACGACCCGTCCGTCAACCACGGGAGCATCGCGCCGATGGAGACCATGCGCCGGCTACTCGCGGAGGAGCTCGCGGCAGGGATGAACCGCGAGGGCATGTGGTCGAACGCCACCCGCAAGGAGGGCGTGATCGAGCAGGTCGTCGACGCGACCAAGATGTCGGACGAGGCACGCGAGTCGTTCCTCGTCGACGTCGAGGACAACCTCTCAGGGAGCGCGGGCGCTAGTCGCCCGCTGCTTCTCGAGCCTGGGATGAGCTGGCAGGACGTCAGTTGGTCGCCGAAGGAGATGGAGTACATCAGCGCGCGCAAGCTCAGCAGGCTCGAGGTCGCTGCCGCGTTCCACGTGCCGCCCGCGCTGGTCGGCGCCGCGGCCAACGGCCAGGAGCCCGACGACAAGACGATGGAGGTGTTCTACTCGAGCTCCCTCCCGCCGCGGCTGTCGAGGGTGGAGTCCACGATCGAGGCGCAGCTCCTGCCCGACTTCGACCTGGTGCAGGCCGTGCGCCGACGCAGGTACGTCGAGTTCAACCTCGCGACCAAGCTCCGCGGCTCGTTCGAGAAGCAGGCCGCGATCATGTCGACCACTGCGGGCGGGCCGGTCATCACCGTCAACGAGGGCCGCGGCCGACTCAACCTCCCGCCCCTCGCGGGCGGCGACCTCATCTTCGTGCCGCTCAACTCGATCCGCGCCGGTGGGCCGCAGGCCTCGCCCCAGAGCCCGACCGACACCCCGGCGCAGGGCGTCCAGCCCGTCGGCACCACTCCCGGCGGCGGGACGCTTCCCACGACCACGCTCGGGGCCGCGGCCGCGCCCGTGGACTGGTACGGCACTTCCGCTATGTCGGTCGAGGACGTGCTGGCGGAGCACGAGTCCAAGATGGCCGAGGCCAAGTCCGCCGCGGAGCACGCGTCCTTCCTGCGCGAGTCCCGTGTCAGGTACGAGGAGCGGCACGCCAGGATGCTCGAGAAGTTCTTCTCGCGCCAGCGCAACGCCGTCGTCGGCGGCAAGGCCGCGGACTCCGAGCGCTGGGACCGCGAGCTGGCCGACGACATGTTCGGCGTGCAGTACCAGACCGTCGAGGCCTTCGGCAAGGATGCCGCGGGCAGGATCGGCGGGGCGTGGGACCAGGAACGGACCGCGGCGTACGTCCGGAAGCGGTCCGACGCCGTGGCGCAGTCGCTGAACGCAGAGACCGCGCAGAGGCTGGCCGCGGAGGGCGCGGACCCGGACGAGGTCTTCGGCGAGCCGCGCGTCCAGGAGTTCTCGAGGACGCACACGACCTTCGCCGTGAACTGGGCCATCCAGGAAGCAGCTCACCAGAACGGGGCGTGACCCGTGCCCGTCACCAAGACCTGGGTCGTGACCTCGGACAACCCCCGCCCGACCCACGCCGACATCGATGGTGAGACCATCGGCATGGACGAGACCTTCAGCAACGGACTCGCGTTCCCGGGCGACGGCAGCACGGGCGACGCGGCCGAGACCGCGAACTGTACTTGCGTCATGGCGGTCGAGGGGTCTGCGGCCGCGGACTGGGCGAGCCCGGGACTGGACCAGCTGCTTGAGAGCGGGAAGCTCGACGTCGACGGCGAGATAGGCCGCGGCGCGTCGGTCCCGCACTGGGGCACGGTCGAGGGCGACGGGCGCCTCGTGGACGTCGTGGTCAAGGACGGCGTGTCGGCGGGCTCAGACGCGTCGGCGGAGCTGGCCGCGCAGGCCCTCAACGACGAGTACGGGTTCGGCCTGAACATGCCGAGGTTGGTGCTGCGCGGGGAGGGCGCCGACGAGGAGCTCGTGGTGGCGCTCGTGCCGGACGCGAAGACCGGGACCGAGCTGTACAGGGAGGCCGGGCCCGACGCGGGCGACCTTCTCTGGGACTCGGCGGTGCCGGGGGACGAGGCCAGAGCACTCGCGACCGAGACCTCGCGCAACTTCAGCGAGCTGCTCAAGGAGCTGCCGCTCGAGGACAGGCAGCGAATGGCCTTCTTCGACGCCGTGATCGGGAACGAGGACAGGAACCTGGGCAACTGGCTCATCGACGCGCGCGGCAGGCTCGTCGCCATCGACCACGGGCTCGCGTTCTCCGACTCGGCCAGGCTGGCGCAGGGACTGGAGTTCAACAGCAGGATCACCGAGACCCTGACGAGCGTGGAGAGGGAGATGACCCAGTGGCAGCACGACATCCTGGAGAACCTGCTCGCCGACGAGGAGAGCTTCAGGGAGCTCTGGGACGGGTTCGTCGACTGCGACGCGCTGTTCGAGCGCGTTCGCAAGATGCTAGAAGAGGAGAGGTGGTGGCAGGGTGCGTTCGGCTAACGTGTACACGCAGCGCGGCAGGTCGTCGGAGCCGGTGAGGCTCGGCTCGGTCCGCGTCGCGGCGGACGGGTCTGCAGAGTGGTCCAGCTCCCTCCACGGGATCATGGTGGAGCTGACCACCGGCCCGAGCGCGATGGACCCCATGCTGGGCGAGAAGCTCGTTCGAGACCTGCCGACGAGGCTGAAGAACCCGCCCTATCTATGGGCGGAGCCTGCGTAGGCCATGGTAAGATCGTCTTTGTACCGTCCCACTTCGGCGACGGCTGAGTCCTGCAACATCGGCACGGTGAGGACCGCGAGAGCGGCAAGCCTAGGACCGGCAGGAGGCAGTGGTGCTGCCGCGGTGGCCGAGCACAACTAGGAGACGTAGATGAGCAAGTCAGCTCAGCAGTGGCTCGAGGCCGAGGTGAACCGGCACGTGAACGAGGCGCGCGAGATAACTCGCAAGGCCGAGGACACGAACCGCGAGCTCTCGGACGACGAGCGCGCGACCATCGAGGAGAAGATTTCGAAGGTCACGGACCTGAAGGCCCAGATCAAGCAGATCGAGGACAACGACAACCTGATGGGTGCGCTGTCCGGGCTGAAGGGAGGCGAGGGTACGCCGACGGTGGTGGACCCCGTGGCCCGCACCGTGGGCGAGGGCTTCGTGAACTCCGAGGGGTTCAAGGGCTGGAAGTCCCGCGGCTTCAAGGGGTCGACCGGTGAGGTGGACTTCGGCGACCGGTTCGGCATGAAGCTGACCGACGCCGGTCTGTCCGTCGAGTCCGTCACGGCCGCGGGCGGCACGCTGCCGCTCCAGCCGCAGGTCCTGCCCACGCTCGGGCCGGTGGAGGACGCCATCACGATCGCCGACCTCCTGGGTCAGGGCGTCGCGACGCAGAACTCCATCGTGTACCTCGAGGAGACGACCACGCAGACGGTCCTCGGACAGAACCCGTACTCGGGCCAGTCGTCCGCCGACCAGCACGTCGTTGAGGGCGCGGCGAAGCCGCCGGTGTTCCTCGACTTCACGAAGCGCACGGTGGCCGTCGAGAAGGTCGCGGCGTTCCTGCCGATCGCGGACGAGATGCTGGAGGACGAGCCGCAGATCAGCTCGTACATCAACAGCCGCCTGAACCTGTTCGTGGCGGAGGCCGTCGAGGCCTACATCCTCGGCAAGATCTACAACGGCAGCATGTCGGTGTCCGGCGGTGCCGCGGACATCGGCGGCAACAACATGTTCGACCAGATCGCGGCCGGGATCTTGAAGTGCGACGTCGTCGGCGGGCTCAACGCCGACACCGTGCTCATCCACCCGACCGACTACTGGAAGATGGTCACGGCCAAGGCGTCCACCTCGGGCGTCTACTTCGGCAGCGGCCCGTTCTCGGACCCCCAGAACAACCCGTGGGGGATCAGGGCGATCATCTCCAGGGTCGCTCCGCAGGGCTCGCCGATCGTCGGCGCGTTCCGCGAGGGCGCGACGCTGTTCCGCAAGGGCGGACTGCGGGTCGACGCCAGCAACTCGCACTCGGACTACTTCCGTAAGGACCTCACGGCGCTGAGGGCCGAGTACCGCATCGCAGTCGCGGTCCTCCGTCCCAAGGCCTTCGTGAAGTGCGGGGCGTAACGCGGTAGTCTGAACCACGTGGTCCCCGCCCGGGTCCAGGCTCGGGCGGGGACTCACGACCTGGAGCGTGAGGAGGAGACGTGGTAAGAAGCAGATCGGCGCGGCAGTACACTCCCGGCGAGTTGCGCGAGCTCTACGACAGGGACTGGGGTCCGTTCGCCCAGCCCGAGCGCAACGACAAGACCCTCGAGCTGGGCATGACGCTCGAGGGCGTCACCTCCATCGCGGACATGTCCTGCGGAGGGGCAGACATAACCTCCAGGCTC